CTCACAAGCCATATAAGACGTTCTACCCTCATATTCGTGCTCGTGATACCCACTACACCCTAAAGTCTTTGCGTGAGCCTCAGCCTCTTCTATTGTGCTAAAAACAGGCTGTCCATCTATCATTCCAACTTTACTTAGCTTAACATCTTGCTCAGCTGTATCTTCGTCACCTAAAGGCTCTAGTCCTAACTCTTCACGTATTTCATCAGTTGTCATAACTTCTCTAATAGTCTTAGAGTCAAACTGAACAGTAATAGGTTTAAGTTGTACAAAATTAACAGGCATATCCATGTTGTTAATTTGGAATATCTTTCTTAGCTGTTTTACTATCTGGTCTTGGAATGGTTTTACAACAGTATTTAAATAAAAGTTAGCAGCGTTTATAATTTCGTCTGTATTGCTTGAAAAACCATTAGCTGAGTCAATGCCCATGAGAGTTTTTGATGTCACACGATGTCCAGATAGTATGTTTGAAGTGAGAAGTTCCTGGAGTGCCAAATATTGCTTGTCAAGGTCTGAAGGTGTTATTGCTTGTACTTCAGGGGTTTTTGTTTTATCGTCTGAAAATGTCAAAATGAACTTACCTGCATTGTTTTGCCCTGTGAACTTATCTGTAAGACTTCGTTCTATTTGCATTCTCTCTTCCATCGAAGGTATTCCATTCGAAAAATTAACCATAAAACTCCCGCTGAATCCTGAACTTATAGCGTTGAGATGATACTCCGATATTCTACCATCAATGAGACTCCAATTTGTGCAAGCGCTCCAATCACAAGTGTAATACGAGTTCATATTAGGACTGTAAAGACCTGAATACATTATTTGGTTTGGTGATGTCCTGTCATTAGGATTAAAGGCAGGTACATAGTAAGGCTTGTTTTGTCTTGTATTTGACCAATCTGCCGAGATATAATAACCAGGTGTTTTACCGAATTCGTCTGGTCTTGCACATCTTAGCTTAGAAACGTCTAAATGATAAACCTCAGCAATCTGCGTCCTGTCCTTAGACCAAACTATATTAAGAGCGAAGCCACCTTGCAACTTAAAATCAAAAGCTATTTTTTTAATTACTTCATGAAGACTTTCATTACCATTAGCTCTATTAATAAAGTTTTGTAGCTTTACAGTAGCCTCTAAGTCTCTATCATCTTCGTCTTCTATTATAAGGGCTTCACCTGCTATCATCTCAGAAGTAGCGTTTATAATAGCTGCTGATATAGAGCTTGAGTAGTATAAATCAATTAAAAACTGTGGATATAAATTTCTCCAGTTTTCAGTACCATATTCAATCCAATCCCTACCTCGCGTCTCTTGTACGATTGGCGCTGTACTTGTTTCTAAATTAATATTTATGATATTGTCTTTCATGTTTTTTTATTTTATAAACTTGCTAATCTTGCATTTACATTAGCTGTTAATGTAGCATTTGTAGAACTGAAAAATAGAAATTCTTCTGCTGTTCCTGTATAGTCATTTAGACCACCACCTCTATGTCCTATTATGTTAATTTTTACAGTTCCAGTTCCAGTTTCAGTATCTGCTAATGCAGTTCCATTTTTGTGTACAGTTATAAGGTTTGAAGAATCTCTAGTAACAACAATATAGTCATCACCCCAAGTACCACTAGCTAAATCAAATTGTTTTGCAACATTGTCGATTTTTATTGTCATTCTTGTTGTACTCTGATATTTTATAAAATCAGCATCAGTACCTGATGAACCAGAATTACCTATTAAAGCACCCAATCCTGTTGGGTTAGCTATATAACCAATAGTAAATTCTCCAGTAAAATCTAATGTTGATCCCATAGATAGAAAATCATCATTTGCACCTGTAAAGGTTAATACGCCACTAGAATAAGCAGGTCGATTGCCAACTGTTGTTGTTATATTATTACCATTAGTAGAACTATCTGACCAAGCAGTAATGTCACCACCACTTTCAGTAACACCAACACCTCTTTGATACCAAGCCTCAAGACTTGATTCGTTAGTAGGTGACCACGCACCACTAGATGGATATTTTGATGAATTTAAACTTAAACCTAATTTTAATGCTAACATATTTTATGTGATAAGTCCTTCGTTATAACAAATAGCCACTCCGCTAGTTATAGTTATATCTGTCACGTTAAGAAATAAGGATGTTCCAGCGCTAAAGGTTGTTTGGAGACCAGTTTGTGTTACACCTGCTACTTTTAAAGCAGTAACTTCTGTTTCAACAGGAAAGTTTACGCAGTAAAAGTCTTTACTAGTAACTCCAGTTGAGCCTGATAAAATTTCTGTTCCTGGATTTTTACCTAGTTGTTCTGTTAATAATTGTTGTACGTTTTCTATTGCCATTTTTTTTATTTTATTGTCCGTAATATATATAATTTGTTTCTTCTATACTTGCTGTTATAGATGCGTCTATTGTTGCACCTCCGCCTGATACTGTTACAGTAGGGTTCTCTGTATAACCATTTCCAGCATTTGTTATTGTTACTGTATTCACAACACCATCTTCAACTGTTGCTGTTGCAGTTGCTTGTGTTATATTGTCTCCAACTATTGTTAAAGTTGGTGCTGATGTATAACCTGCACCTCCATATTTTATTGTTAATGTTTGTACACTATTCGCACTTTGTATGTAAGACACTTCTTCCGTTCCACTTCTTTCATCTATATACATTTTTCCTTTAGTTACAAGTCCTTGTACTACTCCCCTTGTATCAGCAGTTGGTGTTAATACCGCTAATTCTGTTTCAGGCGCTCTACCAGATACCAATGAAGGGGCTGCAATCCAACTTACTTCATAAACTTCATATTTCCAATATCCTGCTGGAGAAAGGTTTATTCTGCCTAATAATACATCAGGAGTAGAATTATAATTAAACAGGAAATAAGTATATCTATCGTAAATTATTTCAGTCTTTGCATAAGCATAAGCTACATTACCATTTACATCATTAGTAAACTTAAACAAGTGCTTAATGTTAGAAGAAGAAACAGCAGTATTAATTCTGTTGTCCTCAGTTTGTAAGTAGGTTGTAATGTCAGTTTGTGTAAATCCTTGTATCATATACTATATAATAGAAAAAGACGGATTTTATTTGCCTTATAAAAGAAAAGAGTGACATTTAAGCCACTCTTCTCTAGAAATATTTAAAAACTACTAATTGTGTTTTTTAAAATTAATCAGTATCAATTGTAAGTCCTGATATACCTGCGTTAGAAAACGGTGCGCCACCTGCCGCAACATCTTCTAGCATAGCAAATGGTTCTGGCTCTAAACCGTCAAAGGTTAAAGTGTAGCCATTTCTGTCTCCAAATGCTGCACCACTATCCATAGTTCCTGCATTTAATTCCATACCATTTACCATTCCCATACAAAGAATAACGTCATTACCTGTTGCTGTATGAGTTTGGTTTAATTGAACAAAAATTCTTAATTTAGTTTGACCTAATAATTTAATTTGATTTTGATCTTCTTTTGTAAGTTTGTTAAGTATAATATTTACAGTTGGTGTGTAGAAAATAGTTCCGTTTTCACGACTACCTGTTATAGTATCTGTTATTGAAGCAACGCCAAGTGGCATTGTATATCTATAAATTGTTGATGTTTGAAAGTCAATAGTATCAATCTCTAAAGGATGCGTACTATCGTATGCCCAATCAGCTCTTGCAAAATCATCATAAACAGAAAAATAAACAAACTTAACACCACCTGATATTCTATTACAATTAAGTCCTCTTCCCTTACTTAATGCTGTACATGCCATATTTTTTTATGTTTTAAAGGTTAAAGGAGCAAGGGTTTTTACACCCCTGCTTCTATTAATTTAGTTTATTTATGATTGTCTAACTACGTCAGCTCCAATACCTGCAACCACACCTGCTGTATAACGAGCTACAAGGTTAATGTTGTCTGACCCTGTTACAGTACTTTGATCTAGTAAAGAAATCCTCGTACTATCCGATAGCAAATCAGTCCCAAAAAATAAATTTGATTTTTGAGCAAATACCATTTGGTTGTCTACCATACCTGGACAAACTGCAATCTTCACACCTTCAAATACTGGCATGTAATCTTCTCTCATGTGCATGAAAGGAACACCAGTTAATGCTGACATTGCTTGTATGTATAATTGATAAGTCTTAGTATTCATGTAGATATAAGCGTCATCTTTTCCTAACACATTAGATGCTGTTCCACCAAGAACGTCATCAATTAACTTTTGACATTCTGCTATAATAGTTGCATTAGTATAAGCACCTGCTGCTGCTGACTGAACAACTGTTGCATCAGTACCAGGTAATAACCAGTATCCTGTAAATCCGTTGAACTCACCAGTATTTCCTGTTACACCACCCCAGATAGAAGTTTCAGTAGAGTTTGCAATAATCTCACCCATGTAAGAAATAACGTAGTCTTCAAAGCTTACTGAAGGCATTGCGTCTCTTCCTGCTCTCATTTGAAGCGCCTCGTAGCTTGTAAGCAAAGTTTTCTTACAAATGCTTAAATTTATTTGTAGATCCTTTGGTTCAAGAGTCGCTTCAGTTAAAGCAAGATTTCCAGCACTTGTAAATGCATTACAGTCACCATCCACCACTAAGGATGATCCAGCCATTCTCTGGATATTTTCTTTATATTTTATGTTTTCTAAAACCGTCATATATTCTAACGATTTTGCTTCTTTTAAAGCGCTTGATATGTAGAATCCTGCTGCTTTGCCGTTGAAGTTCGGCTGAGTTACACTAAAAGCCATAATTTTTTTGTTTTAAATTATTAATTAATTGTTTTTATTTTGCTAGCCCCATTAAAATCCTTTCACGCTTAGATAGCTTACTTAATGCTACTTCAGTCATTTTAGGAGATTCTGAGCTAAATTTATTTGTATTAATTGGTGCATCAGCAGGTGTTTCT